CCGTTGCACCGCCGGGTTGTTCGCGCTGAGAAGGTCCGACATGAACGCTCGCACCTCCCCCGAAAGCGCCTTCCGCCGTCGCATCGTCGACAACTTCTTGCCGAACGCCTTCGATCGACGAGCGATCGAGTCCTGAATGAAGTTCGCCATCCGCCGGCGCGCAATGTTCTTCAGGTTCGGGTAGACAGCCGGGTCCACGCTCGTCACGCCGCTCTGGAAGATCGCCACCCCATCGTCCATCCGGGGCGCCGCAATACCCGACGACTTGAAAAGCTTGTAGTCGTCGATCGTGAAGCCCTGCGCGTTCGCGCTCGTCTCGAGCGAGTTCACCCCGCCCGTGAAGCTCGTGAGCTGCCCCGGGTTCTCCTCCGGCGCCAGCTGCGACAAGACGCTCGCCATGAAGCCGTCCGCCCCCACGTCCACGTTGCCGTCTACCGTGAACCCAGTGCCTCCAGCCGTGCCCCGCAACCCAATGATCGGCACGAACGTGTTGACCCCCGGGAAGCAGTAGATCACCTGCTGGTCCCGGTACGCCCCCACCCCAGGCTCCGCCGTCGTGCTCTTGGCCAACGCCTTCGTCGTCCCGAGCGGCGGGCGCACCACCGCCATTCGGCCGAACATGCCGTTCGCGCTCGCGCTCAGCGCGTTCTCGCGGAGCTTCCGCCGCACCACGTTCGACTGCCTCGCCGCGAAGATGACGTTCGCCTCCCGCGCCACCGTCGACAGGTCCAACGTGCCGTCGATCGCCAACACGTACTGCGCATCGATCTGAGTCTCAGTCAGCCCGGCCGTCAGAGTCGCCAGGTTCGACGATGAAAAGCTCGCATTGTCCGGCGCCCGCGTGAGCAACGTCACGGTCCCAGCCGTCGCCGACAACCCAGTCCCGTCGTCCGTCGCATGCCGCACCTTCACCGTGTACGCACCCACGGTCGCGACCGACACCTCCACGTCCTGCATCGTCACGAACACCCGGTCGTTCGCCGTGTTCTGCAGCTGCGTCCCGGCCCCCAAGGTCATCGCCACCACCCCGGTCGAGGACACCGTCTTCAGGGTCAGCCCGAGGTCAGTGAGCACCGACGCGGGCGCCGCCACCACCCGCACCTGACCAGCGTTCGCGCGCCCGCGCAGGAGCATGATCGTCGCCGAAATGCTCGACGCCATCGTGAAGCCAGCCGCCGTGTTGATGTTCGCGATCACCGTTGCCTGGCTCTGGCCGGCGCCGATCGTCACGTTGAAGTCAGCCTCGCTGTCCACCCCAAGCGTCAGCGTGCCAGACCCCACCGTCGGGAACGTCTGAGCCGTCGACCGGTAGTTCGCGAACCCATCGTTCGAACCCTGCTGGTCCACCGCGAAGCCAAGCCCAGTCGCCGTCGTCGCAATGCCCACCTGGATGTAGTCGGTCGCTGTCGCGTACGTCTTCGAGATGCGCAGCCTCCCCTGACTGTCTTGCTCCACCCGCGCGCCGACGACCGCCGCCTCCACGACCGTCTTGATCTCCGAGAAGCGCACAGCGTCGATGTCACTCACGTTGCCAGTGCCCAACGTCGTCGCAGCCGTGAGCCCCAACGTCGTCAGGACACCAGCGCTCGCACTCACCACACGCACCTGGCCGCCCGATCCACGGCGAATGCCCGTCAGCGTGATCAGCGTGCCACCACCGTCCGTCGCGAACGTGAACCCCGCGTACGTGTTGATCCGGCTGATGACCTGGGCCTTCGTCTGGTCCGCCGCCAGGAACGTGACCACGAAGTTCGCCGCCGAGTCGTAACCGAGCGTCAGTGTCTCGCCCCCCACGAACAGCGTGGGATAAGTGCCAGCCCCGCTCGTCACCGTCGCCGCCGTCGCCGTGAACGTCGCACTCACAGGCCCGGCGCCGATGTCGAGCGACAAGATCTGCGAAGGCTCAAGGTTGTACGCGAACGCCGCCGCCCCCGTGATGAACGCCTGGCGCCGCAGCTCCACGCTCCCCACGCTCGTGTCCACCCGCGCGCAAATGAGCCGGCTGAACTTCTTCGCGTTCAGCTGGACAAACGCGTTGCCGTTCCAATTCTCAGCCACAAGCGCCCCGTCCACGCTCCGCTTGCGCGCGCAAGGGTTGTTGCCCTTCACGCCCGCATACGTGTACCCGAGCTCCCCCATCGAGTTCACGAAGTCCGTGGTCCCCGTCGGCTCGAGCAGGTTTCCGTCCGTCGCCAAGTGCGCGTTGCTGTTGCCCCCAGAGGCAAACGGCCCGTTCTCGTACTCCCCGACGCAGATGACCGTCCCCGTACCTACCCCCGAGATCGCTCCGGGCGGCTCGAGGTCCAGGATGTTGACCGACTCGATCTCGAGCAGGACCGTGTTGCCGGGGTCGCTGGTAAAGCGGCGTACGAAAGAAGGCATCGGTCGCGTCTCCTTGAGCGGGTGCCGTCAACAAACCCGACGCTGCAGATGCTCTCACCCCCCCGCCGGCCCCGTCACCCCCCCAACTTTCAGCAGTCGTCGTCGAATGGAGTCGTGGGCCCCAACGGCCCCCTCGGTAGGGTCAACGGCCGGATGTCATCGATCCCAAGTAGCGGTCGCGCATCCGTGGGCCCAGAGGGGTCCAACACCGTCGCCAACCCCGTGTCCTCGTCCACATCCACTTCCGTCTTCAGCGTGGTCGTCAGACTCACGTAGTTCACGAGCGCTACCACATGGAACCGCATGTCCAAGGTCAGCCTCGCGCGGCGCCGCCCACGCGCCCCATCCTGCTCATCAAACACCTCCCGCCCCATTACCGAGAAGCACACGAGCTGATCAAAATAGTCAGGCATCCGAAACCGGATCCCGTACATCTGCTCCGTAGGCGACAACGCCGATTCAAGCCCGGACAGGAGCGCCCGACGCATCGCCCGCTTCTCCGCCCAGATCTCCACCACGAGCTTCTCGGTGTACTCGCTCATCCACTGCACCACCGTCCCCGGCGCGTACACGTCCCGAGTGTCCTCCTCCACGTAGCTCGTGAGCCCGATCACCCCGTAGTCCGCAGGACCCCCAGAAAGGAACACGATCGAGGGGAAGCGCATCTCCTCCTCGTGGTCAGGCCACTCAATGAAGATGTCCCGCTCAGGGATCTGGAACGCCACCGCCCCCCCGCGTTTACCCTGCGCGTCCACCTCCCCTAGCCGGTAGAACGTGAGCGCCGCGATGTACTGCCGCAGGATCCGCAGCGCGATCGTCCTCCCATCCTCGGGCGGGGGCGGGGGGTTGTCCTTCGGCGGGTAAACGGAACCGAACGGCGAGCCCCAAAGTATCTTTCGCAGGTCGTCAGGCAGGGCCATGACCCCCAGACTACCCGCCCGTGCCCTTCTTCAGCTCCCGCTTGATCTCCTCGGCCAGGAACCCCCGGAGCTTCTTCAGCGCTTTGCCCAGGATGCGTAGCCCCTTGCCCCCGTTGTAGATGCCTTTCTTCCGCATCGACTGCGCGATCGCCCACGCCACCGCCTCCGGGCGTTTATCCCGCGCTATACCCTTGCGCTTCACCCACCCCGTCAAGGCCGTGATCATCTTCCACCCCACCTTGATATTCCCAGCGCGCGCCCCGTACTCAATGATCGCAGCGTAGGGCAGCGTGTTCACAATCTCGGCACCCCCAGGAATCTTTCGCGCGCGCCAACCTGCGCGGTACGCGCCTCGATCCACCGGCGGAACTGGCTCGGATGGAATTACGTCTGTCGTAATGTGCTGCACCACGCGCTCCGCCGCCCCGAGCAACGCCCGCTTGGCAGCCCCCTCCGTCACCCCCTGCAGACGCCGCCGCAGCGCCTCCGTCTCCGTGATGTCGAACCGCACTCCCCCATCTTACGGGTCGGGACCGTACTTCGAATGCCCCTCGCGATCCCGATCCTCGGAGATTTTTTCGAGAACCACCGTCCAATCAAACTTTCCAGGGCGCCGAAATGGCTGCGAGAAGAGCCGGTACTTCATGCGCTGCGAAGGTTGCGTCGCCCCCGTGCCCGTCAGGTCCTCGCTCACCTCGTAGAAGAACTCGTACGGCTGCGGGATCCGGTCAGGACTCGGCGCCTGCGCCCCGATCTGCTCCCCAGGCGTCAGCCCCAGCACAGACGGGGGGGTGTGCCCGGATTGCGCGTAGATGCCGCACCCGTTGACGTACGCCTGCCCAGGCACCGTCAGCCCCCTCAGGTCGTCACTCGTCAGTCGCGTCGTCACCTGCTCCAGCCGCACCGAACCCACAGGCAGGATGCCCGCCGTCACCGGCGACAAGCTCACCGACGTGAGGTCCACCACCAAGGGCGCCGGCAGGATGCGCACCCGCCGCAGCTCGTGCTCCTCCCCCTCCCCCCGCTCCTCCCCCGTCCACCGCGTCCACACCAAGTCCACGTGGTACACGCGCAGGCCGAACGTCGTCAGCCGCTGCCGAATCTTGTCCACACGCGGGGCCAGCCGCTGCGCAAGGCGCTGCCTCAGCGGCCCGCAACCCCCCGCGGAGGGGGAAGCGGCCACGCACGAAGCGCACGTCCCGCAGCCGCACGCCACCGGATCACTTCCCAGCGTCGCCGAGCTTGACGAGGCCCCGGCCTTTGGCCTGCAAGACCGCCCGCACCTCGGGCGCCAGCTCGTCGGCGTACTTGCAGGCAGCCTTCGCCGCCGCCTCGTCAGCCCCGGGAAGCTCCGCCAGGCAGGCCGCCAAAGTCACGTCCAATGTGCCCTTGATCACTGCCTTGCTGAACAACCCACACGCTAGAGGCACGCAGCACATGAAACACGCCCCTACCACCAGGACCATCCGCCATTCTTTCATTGGAAAACCCTCCTCAGCCCACCGAAACGTTGATCGCAGGCCCGCGCACCCACTCCCGCATATCGAACGGGTTGGGCGGGACACCAAGCAAGTTAGCTAGCGCGGATCTGGCCAGACGATAGTACTTCGCGAGCTCCTGCATCCGGTCCGAGCGGATGGCGATCGTGTCCACCTTCTCCACGCTAGCCAGGTCCATCCCGCAGTACACCTCGCTCTCCACCGCGTCCAACCGGCAGAGCAGCTCCCGGAACTTATCCACTGCCTCGGGCATGATCCGGACAAGCGCCCCCTCGATCATGAACGTCGTCTGCATGGCAGCAGGCACCCCCAGCGCGAACGTCGATGCAGACTCCACTCCAAGGTAACCCAGATGGTGTCGCGCCCTGACCTTCTCCTGGTCGGTGATGACCGCGGCCACGGATCAAACCTCCTGCAGAACCACGCCCTGCCGGCGGAGGAGCTCGAGGTCGTAGGTCAGCTCGTCGACCTCCTTACCCTCGCGCAGGATGGTCCGGCAGTTGCCGTACATCACGTGGGCCTCCTTCATCACCCGATGCTTCCGCACCGGGACTGCCGGCATCACCACGCGCACGGGTTGAGCCGTGGCTGGCGCGACATCCACCCCTGGCGCACCGCCGGCCATCGGCAGGTGCTCCTCGTACTCCTCGGTCGCGGTCACTCCTGCCGCTGGGTTCATCCTGCGTGCCATGCTCTCGCCTCCTCAGGCTGAGACTAACAGCAAGGCACGCAGGTCCGGGAGGTCACGCCGCCATCACAGAGAATGCTCGAGCACCAAAGCCCGCCGAAAACGCTGCGTGCCGCCGGGCGCCGTAGCGTCGCTCGGGATCGGGAACGACCCCGAGTAGGACCACGTCGCGCTGACCTTCTGCTGCAGGCGGTCCTGCGGCGCGCGAAGGACCAACCGGATGCGCTCGGTGAGGACGCTGATGCCGTTGTTCACGACGTCGAACTCGCCGATCTTGCCGGTGGTGCCCGCCTCGGTCACGTACGCGCTCTCGTTGAGCCACTTCTCGTACATGCACCCCTTGCCGGTGAGGATGACGCGGCCGATCTCGACGCCCGCGCCGTTCACCACCTCCGCGCCGATGCCCTTGGCGTAGACGCCAGAAGACGCAGTCGCGGTCGTGGTGCCCGAATTGAGCAAGCCCGGGGACTCGTTGTTCATGAAGAACATGACCCCGGAGAGCGTGCCGATGAAGCCCTCCTTGTAGATCACGTGCTCCGGCAAGCTCTGGTTGAGCCGCTGGAACACCGGATCTGCAAACACTTGCGCGTTCGAGAGCGGCGAGATGTGCGCGTGGTAGAAGCCGTCCTCGTGCGGCTGGACGTTCGCCTGCCGGAGGAAGGCGCAGCCGTTGATCGCCTGCTGCAGGACGAACGTGTCGGCCGCGGAGATCGCGTCGACCGAGTCACCACCGGCACTGCGCACGATGCGCGGCGCGTAGATGCTCCGGACAGGCGCCCGCACCGCCACGAATGCCGTGCCGATGGCCGCCGACAGGATGAGAGTACCCGGGCCGTCGAGGTCCGCTGGATCGTCGGCGATGACGCCCACGACCGAGGCGCTCACCACGCCCGCGCCCGCGCCCACCCGGATGGGGAGAGGGTTGGACGCGCTGACCGCCGCCGGGCGCACCGTGGTGCCCGGAACAATGACGTCACGGAAGCCGTTGAGGGCCGCCACCGAGATGGTTGTGTCGGTGGACAGAATGGCGGTCCGCGCCACCGTCGAGCCTGACAAGTAGGCCTTGAACATCGCGTTGCGCGCGAGTTGGTTCAAGCTCTGCCCAGCCTGCAGCCCGAGCTGGTGGATGTTCCGGAGGAACAAGTTCGCGTTCGCCGTCACGCTGGTCGGCGTGTCGGTGTCGATCGTCCCCGTGAACTGGTTCAGTTCGGCGCTCCACTGTTCGTAGGGCACCGCCTGTGGGATGGGGTCCACGCCCGGCGTGTTGGGGCTCGTCACCGGGGTGAGGAGCCCGGGCCGGGTCATGAAGATCTCATTGCCCGTGTTGAGCGGCCACTCCTCAGGGAGAGCCTCCGCCCGGTACGCCAGGTTCGGGTAGAGCCCGTCGTAGAAAGCCCGCTCGAGCAGGCCCGACTGCTGAAGACTGAGTACCGCTGCGGGCACTCCAAGCACCAGACTCATGGTGGAAACCCTCCTGCGAAACTACGTCGCGTTCGTGCCCTCGCGGGCGCCCCGCGGAATCGCTTCGCAGTCTCGTCTCCCCGTTCCACCCTGATTGGACCGCCGGGTGTGCCCGCGTGCTTGGGGGGTCCTAGACCGCTGTCGCTTATCCGACCGTAATCCGATAGGACCCCGCCCCACGCCCGCTTGTCTACCCCCCAACGGATCCGCGCGGATCCGTCATGCCATCCACCTCGGGTCACCCAGCAGCTTGGTCATGCGCGAATGTGTCGCAATACACCAGGTGCCCTGGCACCTTCCAGAATTGCAAAGTCATGGCGCTCACCAGTGCAGGTTGTGCTGCCGCTTGTACTCGCGCAGCTCCGCCTCGGTCATCGTGTTGGGACGGCCCGGTGCAGCCGTGCGCGCTTGATTCGAGCCCGATGGCTGCGCCTGGCCCGGCCGCTCCACGGTCACCCCGTTGCTATGCGGCACCTGCTTGGGCGGCGGCCCCACCTGGGATTGCACCTGCGCTGGCGGCGGAGCCCCGTTCGAGTAGTCCTTGCCGAGCTTCGGCTTGTCCTCCACGCGTCTCCGAAACCACGCCTCGATGGTGCCGTCCGCGTCGCGCAGCTCCTCTTCGGAACAGCCCTGGATGTAGCGAGCGAGCCGCGGGAGCTCCGTGTCGATGTAGTCCTCATCGAGGTACTTGGCGGCGATCGCCATCACGCGCCGGTCCTCGTGCTCCACCACGCGGGCCTCCTGCATCGCGAGCGCCTTGGCCTCCGAGCGCCGGGTGGCCTCCTGGGCCTGCGCCAGCTGCTCCTTCAGCCGATCGAGCTCAGTCATCTCCGCAAGTCGCTTCTCCTCGCGCTCGCGCTTGTACAACTCGAGCTCGTCGAGCTGGGTGCGAATCGTGTCGAAGTCCTCGACCCCGAACCGTTCCTTCAGCTGCTTCTTCGTGAACCGATCGAGCCGGCTCTTGAGTGCGCGCGGGCTCATCTCGAGCAACTCCGCGTCGTTCGGGATCTCGTCGTCGGTGTCCGAGAGCAAGCGCCGGGTAGGCACCCTCTCAGGTACCGGAGGGGTGGTAGGGGCGGTCGCCGCGGGGGCGGGCTTCGCCGGCTCCACCTTCGCCGGCTCGGGGGCCGGTTGGGGGGCTGGGGTTGCGGGCGGGGACCCAACCGGCGGGATCGCCGCTGGCTGGATCGCGCTCGCGTTCGGCTGCTGCGTGGGCTGCGCCTCAGTACCCATGGTCTTCCTGTCTCCTGTTCAGGTTCTCTCAGGCCACGTTGCTGACGGCCGTGAGCAGTGCGTCCACGTCGGTGGCCGCAACGATCGCGAGCTTCACACGCGCCTGCGTGACCGCGTCAGCCCCCGCGAACGTCACGGTGGTCTTGGCGACGTTCAGCCGGCACTGGCCCGCTGCAGGGGCGCCAGCACCAGGAACGAGGACGATCTTCCGCCCGAGCGATGTGCCTATGGTGGCCTCGGCCTCGAGCAAGAGCACCGCCCCACGGGTCGTGTACGCGGTCGGAATCGTGAGCACGTTGGTCGCCACCGCGACGGTGGCCTCCACCAAGTCGTACTTGTCCGGCTGGTAGACGACGTCGAGGTCGAGGATCACGTCTGCCGCCAGAGTCACGATGTCGCCGTTCGGGGCCACAGCGATCTGACCAGACGCAGGGGTCGCACCGTACGCCACGACGGTGAGCTCACCCGCACCGGCCGTCGCCGTGCGCGCGTACGCGCGCATGATGTTGTGCGCCTTGCCGTCGTCCGCGAGGACGATCGAGTGGAGCGTCGCGAGCTGCACGTTGCTCGTCGCCGGAAGCTTTTTGCGAAGGAACGTCGGGCCGGCCCGGAGGATGTCTCCGATCTTCACGGTGCGGAACATGTCCGGCAGCGCGTTCGGCGGCGCAGCGTCGAGGTTGTTCTTCAAGGACTGCGCTTGAACGTTGATCGTCATGGTGCCCGTCTCCCTTTCCCGTCGTCCGAAATCGACGGTAACACCCGGCGACCGGCGCGCGGAACGTGGCTATTGGTTGCCGCTAACGAGGTACTCGACGGTGCCAACCCCCTGTACCTCGAGCAGCTTCAGGTAGTTTGCAGCCGGGAACTCCAAGATCATCACCCCATGGATCGGCACCACAGCCACCACGTCCCCACCGCTCGTGGGCTGCGTCGTGAGCCGCACCAGCAAGGGTGAGGTCGAACGCAGGTACAGGAAGTTACCCTGCGTGACCGTCTCCCCCGTACCCACCCCGTCGAGCGCGACGTACACGCTCGCGGAGTTCACCGTCTTCGAGTTGCTCGTCTTCGCCCCCGACGACTTCTGCGGTGGGTACGACGAGAACACGATGTTCGTAATCCCCGAGGGGAAGCCGCAGTCGCCCGCGCCCGTGGGACCGGCGATGATCGACCCGGAGAGGACGACTGCGTCCGACATCAGTAACCCCCACCCTCAGGCGAGGCAGGGGCCGGCGGCGCGCTACCACCATCCCCGTTGAGCTTGAACGGCTTGGCAGGGCCCGTCTGGAGAGGTGCCGGAGCCCCACTCCACGGCAGCTTGCCACCCGGCGGGATGCTCACTGGGTTGCAACCAGACCCTCCACCCGCCGGCTGCGGGCGGCTCTCCTTGGTGAAGTCCCGCGCACCCGACGCAGGAGAGTTACTCTCGTTGTCGGTCAGGAAATCGTGCGCCCCCTCTGCGGGGCCGCCGCCTGCGATCGTCGCCCCGTTCTCGTCGCCAAAGGGAGCCGTGTATCCGTTGCCGGGCTTGTTCTCAGCCATGATCGCCTCCTGGGGTCACTTCATGCCCTTCATGGGCTTGCTGGCGACCGGCCGTGGGGCCGGCCAAGGGATGGGTGGAGTGTGGTCTGGCACCGAGTTGACCCGCTCCTCGTTCACAGCCGGGTCGTTCTCGCGTGGCACCGACGGAACCGTGCGCGTCTGCTGCAGTGCATTCGCGTTCTTCCCCGGGCTCGAGAGGTTCTTGAACGGGGTAGGCATGGCATCACCCCACGATCAGATAGTCGATGGTGCTCGTGTCCGTTACCACGGTCGCTCCCGTGGCATCGATAGCCGTGACCGTGAACGCGCCGGTGCCCGGGCCGCCCACGACTCGGCTCCCCGAAGGGATCTTGTGAGATACGCCGAGGGCAGCCCCCGCCGGCGTATTGATGCCCACGAAAATCCTACTCGAGGCAGTGATGGTGATGCCGGCGGCCAAGGTCACCACACCCGCGACCAGCGTGAGCAGCCCCGTCTGGATGGAGTCGAGCTTCGTCTTGTCTGCAGCCGACTCGAACCCGGCCACCGATATCGTCGCTGCGG